CCTTCATATAGCCTACAGGAGAAAAATAATGAATAAGAAAAAAAGAATATGGAATAACTGTATTACTCCCTCTCTTTCATTAATTAAATATCAGAATAAATTTGATAAATTAATGATACAAATTGAGAGAGATAAAATCTTAAAAAAAGTGCCGGGTAATCATATTAGAGGAATGGCTGTTCAAATGATTAAGAGTTTAAATAGCTATTTGAAAACAAATAGACTGTGAGACTGAATTGTGTTCCAATTGTGGCAAGATTAAGGCAAAATAAGGCAGATTACTGCGACACCCAAGGTGTCGCAAGGTATCGCATAAATGCGTTTTATGCGGGTTTTGCTATCGCAGGGTGTCGCGAGATTTCTGTTTTTCTGTGTCATTGTGTCGCATGTCTGTATACTTATGTCGCAGGTAAAGCCCATATAGAGAAAAAACTGCGATAGCTACCTTGAAAAAAATGGCGTTAAATGAACAACTGCGACACCTGCGATACCACTGCGACACCCCAGGTGTCGCATGTTTTTGGTCAAATGGACAGCGATTACCAACACTTCTAGGAGATAGGTCAACATTATTTACTTCTTGCGACACCTCCCAGGATTTTTTAGCGCAAATAAATAAAAAAAATAAAAATATGCTCTTTAGGTGTCGCAGCACCAAAGCTGCCTTATTTCAAACACAATTGAGGCAAATTTTATTTTCCCTGTTCGTGCCTATATTTTTGATATATAGAAGTTTCATGCCTAAAAGAAAAAACAAATCTAGAAATTTGAACACTTATTCTAAACCTAAATTGATTAAACAAGAGGTTACATTCCCCTATTCAAGATATAAAATAGATTGGTGTGACATCGTCACTGAAGGCGGTTGGGGATCTGAAAAAGAATTTAATAACATGAAATTAGCAACTCCAGTAAGTGAAGGTTATCTTTTTAGTAAGGATAAACACACTGTAAAAATTTTTGCGGGTTATGATATTGATGATGATGGTACTATTACTTTTTCTGAACGATCGGTGTTTCCGACTTCGTGTGTTCTGAAGATGACGAAACTTCATTAACTTCTTCTTCTAATGCATCAACAGTCTTCATATTTAACATCGGAGCGTAGTCTTCTAAAATCTTTTTCATCTTTAATTCTATTTCTTCCTCTGACATATCTTCTATTTTCCCATGTTTTATTATTTTTCTGTCTATGTATAGTCCTGCTGCCTTGCCTCGAGATACTTCAGCGTTTACAGCAGAAGAGAAACTCCCTTTCTTCAAAGCCGCTGTTTTAATTCTATCTAGTTCAGCTAAATGTTTATCGTACGTAACTTCATGTTTAGCTAATCTCTCTTGTTTAAGTGAATCTACATATTGAACTACTAATGGAGATAGTCTAGGATTTAATAACTCTGATCCTTCTACCTTGCACCGCTTATGACTGTACCCAGCTAACTTAGCTGCTTCTGATTGAGATACAGGACCTTCTTCATCACCGAATACTATAAACTCGGCAAATCTCTTTTGCATTTCTGTTAATCTTTTTGGTACTCCCATGTTGACAATTTAGGGTAACTATCCTATAAAGTCAATATGAAAGATGAAGACAAAACATTTGAAAATGAAAGGAAACACGTGAGTGAACCAGTAGAAGATAGAGGAGCGTCTGATTTAACCTTCCTTATTGAAGAACATCAAAGACAAATTTGGGAATATAAACAGAAAGAATCTGAATGGATTAAGACTGATAATATACTTAAAGGTTCTAAAAAAATTATAGATGAGTTAAGCACTAAGTTGGTTGGTCTAGCCAGACGTATTCAAGAGTTAGAATATAACAATGCTACTTACAGAAAAGAAATTGATAAACTACTTGCAGAAAAATCTAAATGAGAGTAAGAGACCTTCAAGAATTCTTATCTAAATTTACTGAGTCTAAAAAAGATGGAAGTCGTCAAGGCAACGCTATGAGTGATGCTGTGATTATGGTAGAGATCAATGGATTCCTAGAAGAAATTAAAAAAATGGAAGTACACGAAAACAATCAAACAATAATTGGGTTAACTAAAAACCATCAATCTCACCGTCTAGTTTTAAAAACTAAGAGCGATAGAAAGATAATTATTCCAGATAAATTACGTGATACACTGTAGTATTTGCGTGACATGGTTACTTTAAAAAACCTATGGGCCCAGAGGCTAAATTATACCAAAAAGTTAAGCGTCATTTTAAGGATTTTTCACTTCTCAGACTTGAAAACATTAGCTTACTTGGTACTCCTGATCTATTGGTCTACAATAATAATCGCCACTTCTTCACTATTGAATTAAAAGTAACCAAGAGTAAAAAAGTTCGTTTCTCACCACATCAAATTGCGTTCCATTTAAGGCATCCTGACAATACATTTATCCTTATAGAGGCCCTTGGTCCGTGTACCTTGAATACTTTTCCTATATCCATGTACCATGGTTCCCGGATCAGGGAGCTTGTAGCTTCCGGCTTGAAGCTTGACGCTTGTTACTCTGGTTGGGATGCTTGCCGCTTGAAACTTTCGGAGCTTGGTGCTTGATGCTTGGCGCTTGAAGCTTGATGCTTGGCGCTTGCAGCTTGAAGCTTCCTAAATATAGGCGCGTGGGATTTTCTAATTGGTTCGGGAGCCTTGGGCCGCGGATCATGGCGCCTGCACCAGCCGGTGCCGTTTTTAAAAAAATCCATTAGTGCTTGACGCTTGAAGCTTTTATTTTTGTTATACCTAACGCGCGCAGCTGTGAGCTGGACAACGTGCGGCCTTTATTAATATTCAAAAATGATTCAGGGCGCATTAAATGACCGTCCCTGGATCTATACATAAAAGTGTACTTTGTTTTTTTCATATTAGTGCTCACCATAACAAACATTTGAAACTGATTTATCCCAGCAAGCTCTACAATCTTTACACTTATTACCCTGAAGAGGGGCCGGGCATGTTACATCAATTTTTTTAGTTGAGACTGTCGACGTGTTGGGCCAGCTGGTCCCTGCTGCCTGGTCCACCATTGGAATGGAGAACCGGACAACAAGATTGTCAGGAGCTTCAACAATATAGTCTTTGGTCCATGCTTCTCTAGTTGGCATCCAATGCTTAACTTCAGGCGTCAACCTACAGACCTCGTAAATTCGTCTTAAATGGTCCAGGTTTTGAACATCACCTGAATCGTGCCATCTAAAATATTTGACCTTCTTTGAATTAATTTGTGCGGCCATAGCCTCCACCCATTTAGGATGAGTTAAAGATCTAAATCTTTTATATTGCGCGTCTATAACATTTTGGAATCTATAACGGCCTCGTTTGTAGGCGTAACAGTTAGAACAGACAGAGTTTGGAATTAATCTTAATTTAGTACCTGTTTTGCATTCGTGAGCTGGTGTTGAATATGCAAACCCGGGCATCTTGCCGGGCTTGCTTAAAGTGTGAGTTATTGCTTGTGCTTCTTTTATATTCATTGTTTTATTTCTCCTGTATATTTTATTTATTAGTACTATTTAATTGTGTTCGAATTAAGGCTTGCCGCTTGACGCTTGGAGCTTGCCGCTTGGTCCTTGGGCCCTGGTCCATGGAGCTTGAGACTTTTAAAAAAGCGCTCGCAGCTGGCAACATAGGCGCGCGGTAGGCGCCTATGATCTTGTAAAAAATAGTGAGTTAGATCTCGATGTTTAATTCTTTTCATCAATTTAAACTCCCTAAGCTTTCAATTTGTTTGTGCATATTTATTATTCTAAGATTATCTTTAATTTCTTCAGCTTTAAGTAGGATTATTGCATCGTCTTCTGAAATATTGTGTTTCTTTAGATATTTTAAAAGATCTTTCAAAGATTTAACTTGTGCTTTCATCTTTGTCCTCCATGTATTTTCTTGATTTTTCTTGGTCCTCTTTAACAAGACGCAGGATCTCTTCTATTGCATCCGCTATTCTAATTAACGCTTTTGTACTTTCTGACATTTTATTCTCCTGTATTGGTTAACTTATACTGTACTACTTAATTGTGTTCTTATTAAGGCTTGGTGCTTGAAGCTTGCCGCTTGAAACTTTCAACTTCAGGTTGAATTTTTTTTACAACCTCAGGTTGAATTTGCTAATTAGAATCATTCTAAAGTGATCAGTCACTAGCTACGTAGGGTCCGGGACTGATTTATTACCGGTTTTACGAGAGGCCACCCCGAAAGTCGCAACCTATGTTCTAGTGTTTATTCTCACAGTCATAGTAACTGATCCCAGATCCCTTGAGTGCTGGCCAGTAGCAACGATCGTTTCCGCATAAGCTACACCACTCGGTCAAGAGATCAGGGATCAGTAGCACGACCACAAAGTACGTGCTACTGATAAAATTAGTAATAGGGATTAATGCACAACAAACTTGTGTGTAATCAATTACTTGATTACTTTACCTATTACTAATCTATCTCCTATATAATGCTTGACAAAGTATTAGTCAAGGGCTAAATTGATTTTAATTAAAATAAATATAACCAAAGGAAACATGACACAGAAAATAAGAATGAACACCGAACTACGAAACAAACTGTTTAATAAAATTAAACACGTTTTTGAAAATGAAAGCACACAAGAGAGAGAGGACTATCTACAAGCAAGAGAAAATGTTGATGTTCAATATAAGTCAGCATTTGGATTAGCTTCTCAAATAGTTGAACGTGCTTATCCAAGTGATGATGTTGCAACATTAAGACATTATAAAAAGAAATATGGTGAAGCTGTTGATGTTGTAGCCAAAGATAAATGTTTTTACTTTGCACACAATGAAGCTGTTGATGAAGATAATGACACAGTTGAAACTAAATCACACTTTGACTTTGGTTTGTTTGGTAATCTAAATGGTAATGAACACTCAAGCGACGAGGGTAGAAAGTTTGCCTATGCTTATTTAAGAGAGGACTTGAGAGCATTGGACTTAAATCCAGATATACTAGCACAGCAAGATAAAAACCAAGACAATCCACACAAGACAAAACATATTGACCTGAATGATAAAGCATTAGGGAGAACAGGAAGATATAATGATAGGGATAATAATGGTTTAACGAAATCATTTGACGACCAATTTTATCTTGATGTTATTGGAACATCTTATTGTAGGTCAAGAGCAATAGCTTGTACTCAAGATGAATACAAACAACTTGAAGCATGGAGAATTGCCAAAGGTCAAGTTGTATCAACTCATCAAACATGGGTGGATAGTATAACTAAACAATGCGACCAATTAAAAATTGGATTGAAAGCATATAGATACTTGAGTGAAGCAATAGAACTTGCAACTGAACTAGGTATTGAAATTGAGGAAGCTGAATTGATTAGAACTAACTCAACAGGCTTAACAATCTACAACCCTAAAAATCTTGCTGATATGATTAAAGGTCTAAAGAATAATAAACCTTTAACCCTAGCCCAGAAGATAGAAGCACGAAAAAAATATGAAGCAAGTGTAAATTAACATTTGACATGGGCTATCCTATAATATAGGATAGTCCTATAACCAATACAGGAGAAATAACATGGACAAAACATTTTACATTACTTACTACGCAAACAAGCACAAAAAACACATCACGAGAAAAGGAAAGCACGACGAAAAATCTCGTTATGGTAAAAATAAACAAGGTGTTCCATACTATGTATATTATGATTTAGATAATAATGGATATAGAACAGCAACTGTTAATTGGAAAGTGAGGTACTAATGACACAACTAAATGAAGAACACTTTGAACTACACGACCAGAACAAAGCTGAAAGATATGAAAGACAAAAGATTAAATTTCTAGAGGACAGAATAAAAGTTCTAGAGAGTGCAATCGAGAGCCATGCGAAAATCTTGGCTAGATTTCAAATGACCGAGGGAGATAACTCATGAGTGAACATGTATGGTGCCATGGACCGAGTTGCCATACCTCTCATACACAAGATAGAATAAGAGGTGTTAAAGGTAGCAAGGTTTTAAGAACTAGGAAAGTAAAACAATACTCAAACAATATAAACATGTACTCTTATTTCTGTAGTAATGGCTGTTACAATGACTTTGCTAATAAACATATAGAACGAGTCATTGCCATTGAACCAAGGACCACGCCCCTTGAAACATCGGTTGAGGTTACCAAAGAAAAGAAACAATATGGATATGGGGACGGAACTTATACTGATACAATAATAACAAGGGTTGACAATCCTAGTTGAATAAACTAGGATAGTCCTACATTAACTTTATACAGGAGATATAATATGACAAGAACAATTAAAGCCGAGTACATGCCAGGAGGCGAGAGACGTCAAGAGATGTTAGACAAAGCAGTTGACTACATCAGAACACCTGGACAAACTCAACAGATAAAACATGAATTCTGTTTAACTTATCTTAAAATGACAGAGACCGAGTATCTTGAAGCGCTCAACGCAGCGACCAACGGCGCAATGGTCAAGGATCTTTGGAACTAATAACAGTTGACAGGGCTATTCTAATAAACTAGGATAGTCCTATAACCAATACAGGAGATATATGACAAAACAAAACACACTAAGCACAGACGCCAACGAGTTTGTTATCATTGATGACAAAAAGAATGAGCCACAATACAAAGCAGTATCAGACTTTGTTGGTGGCATGGTTGAATGTGTATCGTTTCCAAATGGTGACTTACTTCTTTTAAATGAAGAGGGCAAACTAATGGGCTTACCATTAAACGAGAAAGCCAGTAAGTTATGGAAAGATACATTTGATAACGACAACTATATTACAGGCCGTAAGGACTATGTTGTTGGCCCTGCAATACTTATAAAGAAACAAGCCCTTAACACTTGGGCTAACTAACCGAACACCAACTGTGTGGTCCTGTTGGACCACACTCACACGCACAGGTTGTGCGCCCCCCTATCACAGCATAAATACATAATCAATAGAGGTACCAGACGCGATCCGAAAAATCGCGCGCGCTCAGTAATCGATCCCCTTTAAATAAAAAGGGGTCCCACTACTTCAGGTTGTATTGCTTGATTTAGACAGTTAATGGGTGTATAAAACTTCTTCACCTTAAAAAGTGCAAAAAAAATTATAAAAATTTTAAAATGGATTTAAATAACTTAGATATAAGCCAATTACCATCTGATGTTAGAAAAGAATTTAAACAATTAAGATTACTTCACACCGAAAAAAAGATTCAAAACAAGGCTAGAGAGGATTTTATGTCCTTTGTTAAGTGCGTATGGCCCGAGTTCATTGAAGGTGCGCACCATAGAGTAATTGCTAAAAAATTTAATGATCTTGCAACTGGTAAAATTAATAGATTAATCGTGAACATGCCTCCTAGGCATACTAAATCTGAATTTGCATCTTACCTACTTCCAGCGTGGATGGTGGGCCGTAATCCAAAACTCAAGATCATTCAAGCAACCCACACAGGTGAACTTGCTGTAAGATTTGGTCGTAAAGCAAAAACCTTGATTGATAGTGAAGAATATTCTAAAATATTTGAAACAAGTTTAAGAGAAGACAGTCAAGCCGCTGGGAGGTGGGAAACAGCACAAGGCGGCGAGTATTTTGCTGCGGGTGTCGGCGGTGCAATCACTGGACGGGGTGCTGACTTATTAATCATTGATGATCCTCACTCAGAGCAAGATGCGATGTCAGCAAGTGCATTTGACAATGCTTATGAATGGTACACCTCTGGTCCACGTCAAAGGATGCAGCCAGGTGGAAAAATTGTTTTAGTTATGACTCGATGGTCTAAAAAAGATTTAACAGGAATTTTATTAAAGAACCAAGGTAAGATTAAAGGGGATCAGTGGGACGTGGTCCAGTTTCCGGCAATCATGGACCACGGACCAAAGGAAGGAAAGCCCGTTTGGCCTGAATATTGGAAAATAGATGAGTTAGAGAAGGTTAAAGCAACCCTTCCGGTTGGAAAATGGAACGCGCAGTGGATGCAAAAGCCAACTAGTGAAGAAGGAGCGATTATAAAACGTGAATGGTGGCGAAAATGGGATCGAGACACGTTACCAGACATAAGTTATGTTATTCAAAGCTATGATACGGCTTTTTTAAAAAAAGAAACTGCCGATTTTAGTGCAATTACTACTTGGGGAGTATTTTATCCTGAAATTGATGGTCCCGCTAATTTAATTTTAATGGATTGTCTAAAAGATCGATTTGAATTTCCAGAATTGCGTCGTGCAGCTCTTGAACAATATAAATATTGGAATCCTGACATGGTGGTCATCGAACAAAAAGCGTCTGGAACCCCTTTGACCCATGAATTTCGTCAAATGGATATTCCAGTTATGCCCTTTACTCCAAGCCGAGGAAATGATAAACATGTAAGAATAAATTCATGTGCACCTCTTTTTGAAGCGGGTTTAATCTGGGCGCCAGATATGCGTTTTGCAGAAGAAGTGGTTGAGGAATGCGCGGCATTCCCACATGGAGATCATGATGACTTAGTAGATTCTATGACTATGGCTGTTATGCGATTTAGACAGGGAGGTTTTATAACTCACCCGGAAGATTATGTAATTGAAACACAACCGCCTAGAAAAAGAGAGTATTATTAATGAGTAAAGCATTACAATTTATACACGCAGTAGCAAGAAAATTTCTTGCCAAAGAAGGGGAAGGAATTACCTCTATTGCCAATAGAATGCGGGCTGAAGCTAAAGCTAGTGAGATTGCAACAACTTTTCAAGAATCAGGTTTACCTTTATCTAGATTGGATGAATTTATTAAAAGTGAGAACGATGTTGTTAAATATTTAAATATTATTGAGAGTAAAAAATCAGAAGCTACATCTAATAATATGATGGATATCGTTCGTAGAGGAGTCGATAAATTTAAAACTAAAAAATCAGCAGACGTATTAGATTTAAAAGGCAATAGAATTAAAAACACAGACAATATCATGGGCGGGGAAGAAATTAAAATAAAAGATCCTGCATTATATGAAGATAGAGGTGGAAATATAATTCCTACACAATTTAGTGAAGCACCAGCATTTCCGTCTTATACGGCAAAAGAAACAGAAGAACAAATTCTAAAAAGATTAAAAAAACAAAACGAAGATTCAATTAACAGACTTAAGAATAAAAAAGATCCAGAAGATCCTCAAAAATTCTACCAAGGAGGCCAAGCACAAATAGAACCTGATCTATCAGACGTGGGCCATGGTTCGGATGCCCTGATGGCAAGAAACATGCAACTCTCTCCAGGAAGTCAAGCTACAACATCAACAGGCTTAAATTATTTATTAGGTGAAGATAATGATACAACACGAGTGCCCTACAAGAACGCCGGACCCGTGATTCTTCCAAAACCTAAACCAAAACCCAAAGCAGACCCTATGGTGGAGTTACAAAGAATTTATGATCTGTATCAAGAAGTAGCTCCGGGAGTAGCACAAGAAACTCAAAAATATCTGCAACAGGATTTTATAAATAAATTAAACGATGCTGGAATTTCACAAGAACAGTTTATGACTAATCGAATGCAAAACAATTTTGCAGAAGGTGGTAGAATAGGATATAATATGGGTTTATCTGTTTTAGGTTTTACACCAGAACACAATGCAGCGGTTTTTGATATGGATAAAAATTTTACTGGAAGTCAATTTGATTATGCAGCTGCTTCAACAAAAGATATGGTTGATAGAGCATCAAGTCCATTAGGCTCTGTAGCAAGTGCTATAGGTAATGTTGCTGGAAGACCTGCCTATGACTTTGTTGATGCTGCAAAAGAATATGGAAAAAAAGGTTATCAAGGAGAATTTGGTTTAAGTACTCAAGGAGCAATTGACTTTGGAAAAAATTTAGGAGCGTTTGGAAAAGAATTTTTAGATCAAAAACCTGGAACTATGATGGCAGGTGCACTTAAAGGAGGTATACAAAGTTTAGGTACAACATTAGGAGAAAGTATTTACGATAAACTTAATCCTACAGAAGATGAAGAAGATGAAATTAATATGAAAATGAGACATATCGATAAAAAAAAACAAGAAAAAATAAAACAACAAACAGAAATTTTTAAAGAAATAGAAGCAGCAGAGGTAGCTAAAGCAGCAGAAGCATCTCAAAGACAACAAACAACTGCAATGGCTGCGCAAAATAAAGCAAACAACACAGGCGGATATCAATCTAGTTTTGGTCAAGATACAGGTTTTATGGGAGGATCAGGCACCGCTGCTGAGATGGGTTCTTTTGCAGAAGGTGGACCCGCAAGACAAAACTTTGCCATGGGCAAACGTGCGTTCTTAAAAATGCTAGGTGGAGTCGGCGCAGGAATCGCAGGCATTAAAACAGGACTCTTGGGACTCGGTAAAAGTGGTGGTAAGAAAGTTGCAACTGAAGTTGCAAAAGAAGCAGCAACCAGTGGAGCTCCTCCACACTTTTTAAAACTAGTAGCAAAAATTAAAGCATTAGGTGATGATGTAACTGAAACAGCTGCTTTAGCTGATAGACAAACTGTTAAGAGATATAAAGATTTTGAATTAACAGAAGACATTGCAACTGGTAGAATTGAAATTCAAAGAGTTAAAGTTGCTGATGATATGGATTATTATGGTTCTCCTATAACGGAAGAAAGTTATATGGGTTATTCACCAGGAGAAGAAATATTTCAGGAAACGGCCAAAGGTAAAACTAAAATTACTAAGGCTCAACCAAAGTATGAAGAAGGCACTACTTATCTTAGAAATGACGGGCCTGAAACAGGTAGCGTCCTTGATGAGATGTCCGGTCTTTCCGATGATATATATGAAGAAGCAGGTGAAGCAGTACCAGAAGCTATTAGAAAAGGAAAAGCAGATGGTGGCAGAATGGGTTATGCGGGTGGTAAAAAAGTAGTGCAAGGTTTAGCCGCTTTGATTAAGGGAAAATTTGGTAAGAAAGCAATTACAACTGCAGACAAACTTAAAACACCTCAGAAAACATTAGACAGAGATATGTTTAGTAAATTTAAAGATAGAAACCCAGATCCTAAAAGAGAGATAACAGATGATGAGTTTCAAGATCTTATGGAAGACGTTGGTGATTTAGATGCTTATAATTTTGATGGTACTATTGGTTCTGCAAACAAAATAAGAAAAGAAGCAAAAGATTATCAAGATTACATGTATAAGCAATATAAAATGGGTAAACTAGATCCTGTAGCAGGCGATAAGTCTCCAGGTAGAAAAAGATTTTTAGAACAAAAACTTGACGATATGGAAGGCAGCGGCGACAAAAGATTAATGAGCCCGGATGAAATAGAAGAACTATCTAGTTTTGATCTTGGTACTCAAATGGATCAAATGAAAAAGAAAACACTTCCTGAAATAGATGACAAACTTTTAAAAAATTACAACGATGAAATTAAAAGAGGCGTGGCTGAAATAATGGGTGATACCTCTCCTGAAGCTTTAAAAAAAAGTATAGAGATTGATAATCTTATGTTAAAATATCCAGGAATGGATAAGAACCTTGCAGATCAAATTGCATCTTCATCACCCAGAATGAAAGCTGATATGATCGCCATGGTAGAACAAACTTTTAAGATGAGTGAAAAAGGAATGAGTGGTGATGATATTATACAAACATTTAAAAACACAACTAGAAGAAAACAAGCAACCGGGGGCCTTGCTTCTATGTTAGGAGAATAATGGCTAACGAGTACTTTGCATCAAAGAGTTGGTTAACTAAATACGCTCAAGCTGACGACAGCAGAAGTGCGTGGCAAGACTATGTTAAAGAGGTCGAGGACCGTGATTCACGATCCATGGTCCAGGAACCACGGAACATGTACAACCAAGGTCAGTTAGTACGAAACACGGTTGATGGATCACGGCCCGGGTATGCGGGTAAACAAGGCAATGTTAATAACCATCCTGTAAAACCATTAAACAAAGATCAGAAAAAAATTTATGATATGATGTTAAAAGAAGAGCTTCCTACTAATAGGCCATCAGTGTCTAAGCAATTAGTAGAACGTTTTAACAAACCATGGGAAAAATTAGACAACACTGCAAGAGCAAATTTTATTAATCAAACTTATCCAAGATATAAAAAATTACTAGAAAGAGCTGGTGGTAAAATAAGCAGAAATCAATTAGCAAAGATATTAAGTGAAAAATTAGATAAACCTATAAGTTTAGGACAAATACACGGATATGGGGGAACTAGAGCCGGAGGCAGAAAAAAAACAGAATTTAGTAAAACTTTAGATGAAGTTTTAGATGTAACAAACGTTACACCAAAAAATCCAATGTATAAAATTCCAACGGAAGCAGATATTAAAAAACTAAAACCCTTATTAGATATAACTCCTGCTAATTCTTTAAAAAATAGTACTGCAGATAACATTATAAAATTAAATAAAAAATATACAGGTATGTATAAAAGTGGAAAACTTCCTAGCCTTGAAACAGTCTTAAAAGATTTTCCTAACATGACTTCTACTCAAGCAAGTAATGCAACAATACAATTATCTCAAATTTACAGTGGTAATAAATTTAAATTATTTAGTAATTTAGATCCAAAAATAAAAAAAGCAGTAGAAAATATTAAAGTAGATAAAAAACTTGGAGATAAAGTATTTAAACTAATAGGAGATTCTCAGTTTAATGACTACCGTCGTTCTATGTATCGTATTTCTTTAGGTATGATTGATGAAAAATTAGGTAATAAAAAAGGAACGTTTGAATCATTAAAAACTCAAGCACGTCAAATTTTAAAAGATAATAAAATACCTATATATTCACCGGAAAAGAAAAATGCGGCAGGTAAAATTATACAAAAGGCAACGCAAGGTTTTAATATTAATGAAATTGCCGGAGTATCGGGAAGTGCTAAATCTAAAGCAGCAGAGTTTTCTCAATTTATAGATGTTATGGAAGGAAATCTAAATCAAAAAACTATGGCAAATTTTCAATCTAAACTTTCAAGTGCAAGACAATTAATAGAAAATAATCCTTCAATGTTATCTAGTGAATCTAAAAAAATTAATAAACTAGCTCGTAATTTAGAGAATGAATATAGTATAGAATTACCAAGATTAAGAGACCCTGATGCCACTAAATATTTTTCACCCAAAAGATTAAAAGAATTAAATACACAAGGGTTAGATATTGTTAAAGCTGCAGAACGTGCAGGCTACACAATTCAAATGCCAAAAAGTGCTCAAACAATAAATGAGTTTATAGATAAACCTGACCAAGTCCGTTTAGCAAAAATAGGTTGCCCTGGTAAAGCAATGGGAGGGCGTATTGGATTTAGTGAAGGTCAAAATCTAGTAGCGTGTGTTACACGAGGTGTAGAAAAATTACAAGGGGATCCAGGTAAACTCTCACCAGGAGACAAGGCAAATTTACGTGCGCTTACAAAATCGGGTAAAGCTTTAAACTTTTTAAAAGGAGTATTAGGCCCTGTTGCAATATTAGGTGAAGTTGTACTTGAAGGTGGAATTGCTGCGAATAAAACTTTAAATGAAGGTGTGCCTTTTAAACAAGCATTAGGTGAATCTTATTTAAACTATGCGCTTGGTCCAAAATTAAAAATAGATGTTGAAGCAGAACGTGAAAAAGAATTTGCAAAAGGTGAAGATTATGCAATGGCAGAACGGGGTAGAAGAATGATGATTCCACAAAGTGCTACAGCTGACAAACAAAGATTAAAAAAAAGATATGAGCAAATGGACAAAGATGTACCAACTTATTCCTCACAACAAATTGATAAAATGCTAATAGATTCTAATATAACTCGTGAAGAAATGGGAATGGACGACAATCAAATTAATAAATATATAAAAAACCAAAGAGTCGCCGATGCAGGAGGAGTATCTAATTTAGCCCAAGGTGGATTAGCTGATTTAATGAAAAAGTATTATGACTAAAGACAATCCAACACTTGTAAAAAACATGAAACATGTTAAATGGAAAGAGATCCCTCCTTTAAAAGGACCCAATTCTCGAGGGTTGATTAAAGAGAAGAAACAAGATAAACCAATACAGGATAAAAAATATGGCAGATATAGATAAAACCCTTCCTAATACTAGACCTGAAGATGAGCTTATAAAAGAGCAAATGGAAGAGGTTGATGTTGCAGATGAATTAGGTAAAGGTCCAATAGAAATTACAGATGAAGAAGATGGTGGAGCAACTATCGACTTTGATCCAAATGCAGTTCAAATGCCAGATTCAGGAGATCCGTTTGCAAATTTAAATGATCTTCTTCCAGAAGATACTACTGATCTTATTGGTAGTGAATTACAAAGTGATTACGCAGAATATAAAACTTCTCGTGCAGATTGGGAAAGAACTTACATTACTGGATTGGATTTATTAGGATTTAAATACGATAATAGAACAGAACCTTTCCAAGGAGCAAGTGGTGCAACTCACCCTGTTCTTGCAGAAGCGGTTACACAGTTTCAAGCATTAGCTTATAAAGAATTACTACCTTCAGATGGACCGGTTAGAACGATGGTCATGGGTTCAGCAACCCCTCCAAAAGAAGCACAAGCTCAAAGAGTTAAAGATTTTATGAACTATCAATTGATGGATCAAATGAAAGAATATGAACCTGAGTTTGACCAAATGTTATTCTATCTTCCTTTAGCAGGATCTACATTTAAAAAAGTTTATTATGATGATTTGCTTGGAAGAGCCGTATCTAAATTTATTCCAGCAGATGATTTAGTAGTCCCTTATACAGCGACTTCATTAGATGATGCGGAAGCAGTTATTCATGTTATTAAAATATCTGAAAATGATTTAAGAAAACAACAAGTAGCTGGATTCTATTCTGATATAGAATTATCAAAACCACAAGATTCAAATTCTAATGAATTAAAAGAAAAAGAGAGAGAAATAGAAGGAGTTACAAAATCAAATAAAGCAGAGTCAATGTACACTTTAATTGAGTGTCATGTTAATTTAGATTTAGAAGGTTTTGAAGACGTGGGGCCCGATGGTGAGCCTACTGGAATAAAACTACCTTACATTGTAACAATCGAAGAAAGTAGTAGAAAAGTTTTATCAATTAGAAGAAACTTTAAACCTGAAGACCCTAAGAAAAATAAGATTCAATATTTTGTTCATTTTAAATTTTTACCAGGATTAGGTTTTTATGGTTTAGGATTAATTCATATGATTGGTGGATTAAGCAGAACTGCAACTGCAGCGCTTCGTCAGTTATTAGATGCAGGAACGTTATCAAATTTACCAGCAGGATTTAAACAAAGAGGTGTCAGAGTTCAAGATGACGCTACAGCGATTCAACCCGGAGAATTTAAAGATGTAGATACTCCAGGCGGTAATCTAAAAGATGCTTTCGTATTCTTACCCTACAAAGAACCTTCACAGACTTTATTGCAGTTGATGGGTATTGTAGTTCAAGCAGGACAAAGATTCGCATCAATTGCTGACATGCAAGTTGGTGATGGGAACCAACAAGCAGCTGTTGGTACAACTGTAGCTCTTTTAGAACGTGGTTCAAGAGTGATGTCAGCAATCCATAAAAGGTTGTACGCTTCACTTAAGAATGAATTTAAATTACTTTCAAATATCTTTAAAACTTATTTACCTCCTGAATATCCTTATGATGTTCCAGGGGCATCGAGAAATGTTAAAGTTACAGATTTTGATGACAAGGTAGATATTCTACCGGTAGCAGATCCTAACATATTCTCAATGAGTCAAAGAATATCAATGGCACAAACACAATTACAATTAGCTCAATCTAATCCACAAATGCATAATATGTATATGGCTTATAGAAATATGTATTCAGCAATTGGTGTAAAGGATATAGATTCAATCTTACCTGCGCCACCACAAAATCAACCGAAAGATCCGGCGTTAGAACATATTGATGCAATGGGAGCAAAACCTTTTCAAGCGTTTCCAGGTCAAGATCACAGAGCACACGTTACAGCACACTTAAGTTTTATGGCTTCTAATTTTGTTAGAAATAATCCGAGTATCACTGCAGCGTTAGAGAAAAACATTTTAGAACATATTTCAATCATGGCCCAGGAGCAAGTACAACTAGAGTTCCCACAAGAAATGCAAATGTTACCACAAATGCAACAAGCGGCTGTTCAGAATCCTCAAGCTCAACAACAGATGCAACAAATCTCACAAAAGATTGAAGCAAGAAAAGCTATTCTAATTGCTGAGATGACTGAAGACTTTATGAAGGAAGAAAAAGCTATCACAGATCAATTTGATCATGATCCATTATTAAAACTTAAAGAAAGAGAAGTTGATCTTAAAGCAATGGATGCAGAAAGAAAACAAAAAGAAGATGAAGCTAGAATTAATTTAGATAAAACTAAATTTTTACAAGGTCAACAACTAGATGAAGCAAAACTACAACAGAATGAGGATTTAGCTAATTTAAGAGCGGATACAGCTATGGCTAAGTCAGAATTGTCTGCAGAAGTAAAATTAACCTCAGATGCTATGAAAGCGAAGGATGTTAATCGCTTGAAAGGGCCGAGAAATTAGTATATTAACAATTAGGAGAAAATTATGAAGAACTCAAAAATAACAAAAGCAGTTGGAGTAAACAAAGATGGTTACGCTAGTGGCGGAGTTAAAGTAGAAGAGTCTTCTCAAAACTTGCACATAGATCCTAGATCTCAAACAAGTATCAGAGGAAGAAACTACATTGCTCAAGGTGACACAGTAACTGTTAAAGGTACAAAGACTAGAAAACCTCAAAAAGCTACTTGGTTTTAATATGTGGTTATCGGCAATTAAATTAGCCGTTTCTGCAGGCTCACACATTTACAAAAATAAGCAACAGACAAAGATGCTTATGTCGGATGCTGCTATGAAACATGCTCATAAAATGAGTACTGGAGAATTAGAGTATTCTGGAAAATTACTAGAAGCGAGACAATCGGACTGGAAAGACGAATTTATTTTGGTTTTGCTGTCAATTCCAATCGTAATGCTGGGATGGTCTGTATGGTCAGATAATCCTGTACATATGGAGAAAATGGAGTTATTCTTCCTACACTTTGGAAATTTACCATTTTGGTACCAAACAATTTTTGTTGGCGTCATTGCATCCGTCTATGGACTTAAGGCAACAGATCTGATAAAAAGAAAATAACAAAAGGAAAATAATTATGTCAGGATATTTTAATATAGGTAAAAACTTAGCTTCAGGTGTAGGTCAAGCTATCAATAAAGTTAAAACAAAAATTAATAAAACAAAATTAGATAAAGCAAACAGCAATTTAGATATTGCTAAACAAAAATTAAAAGCTGGGAAAGCAAAATTAGATCAAACTGTTTTTGAAATAAAAAATAAGATGCCTATTACTTTTAAAAGTAAAAAAGGAAAATCAGAATCAAATACAGAATCATATAAAAGAATACAAAAAGATAATACTAAAGTAATTAAAGGCATGCTTGACAAAGCAGCTGGAAAAAAATAAGGAGAAAAATATGGCTGGTCAAGAAAAATCAAAAGAACCTTTAAGTCCGTCTAAAAGAAAAAAATTAAGAAAACAAAAAGAGGATCAAGAGACAAAACAAAATTTAACACAAGACTATGCTTATACAGGTATTCCTGGAGCAAAAGCTACAGCAAAAGGTGTTAAATATAGTCAAGATGATGTTCCTACAAGACTCTCTAAAAGCGACGAAGGTAATAAAAAAGTAGAAACCCTTAAATATAAACCTTCAAAAAGAACTCTTCCACCTGGAAAATCAATTTTAATGAAAGCCAAAGGTGGCAGAGCCGGTTACAAACACGGTGGCGCAGCTAAACGTGGCCGAGGTTGTGAACTCAAGTCTTAATGTTTAAATCAGTTAAAAGTTTTATCTGTAAACTATTTCATATCAAAGCATGCGAATGCCCAGATGAACATCTTGAAATTTACGAAGGAACCTATGAACCAGAAGTACCGGTTCATGAAGAAAAACAAATGCACTGTGGGTCTCATGTAAGATTTATAAAAAGTTGTCCCACTTGTGTTGCAATTATAAAAGGATAAAATAATGGCTAAAGGGACTCACAAAACTAAAGACGGACGTACAGCTAAAAAAGGGCTTTGGTATAATATTGCTATGAAGAAAAAACGTGGTGAAAAAATGAGAGCTAAAGGAGCTAAAGGAGCACCTACCGCTAAAGCAATTAAAAAAAGTCAAGCATAATGGCTACTGCAGCGTGGACTAGAAAAGAAGGTAAATCTAAATCAGGTGGACTGAACGCTAAAGGTGTAGCTTCTTACAGAAAAGCAAATCCCGGTTCTAAATTAAAAACAGCTGTTACAACTAAACCCTCAAAATTAAAAGCAGGATCAAAAGATGCCAAACGTAGAGCTTCTTTCTGTGCGCGTATGACCGGTATGCGTAAGAGACAAAAAGCTAGTAACAATACAGGTGAAGATAGATTATCTAAATCACTTAGAAAATGGAATTGTTAATGAGAGATACGAAAGTATTAGAAAGTTTTTTAAAACATACAGAAAAGAAAATAAAAGAAATGAATCTTTTTAAGTTTTTAAAAAAAGAAGTAGAAACGGGTGCTAATGGTACGCAGGACTACATAATTAAAAAGGGCATAAACAAAGATAAACTAGCAAAAAAATAGAAAGTAAACATGGAACCAGAACAAGTAGTAACTAAATTAAGAAGAGCATTAGACAATAGAATAAATCAATTATCAATATCTGTCACTTCTGGTGGAGTTGACAAGATGGAGACTTACAAGTATATAATAGGACAAATAAACGCATTGGAATCAGTGCGTCAGGAAATCATTACCCTGCTAACCGATAAGGAACAAAATGAAACAAGCGGAACAGTCATCGACCTCAAAAGAGGTCCCAGAAGTTAAGTCAGCACTTTTAGACAAATACAAAGAAGAACCTAAAAAAGAAATTACCAAAGAAACCACTAAGCTCCCCATGCCTACCGGCTGGAGAATGTTAATTTTACCTTTCAGAATGAAAGAGAAAACTGACGGCGGAATCCTATTAGGAAATGAAACTATCGACAGACAACAAGTTGCCTCACAATGCGGAAACGTTATTGCGATGGGTGATGCATGTTATGTTGATAAAGAAAGATATCCCAATGGTCCGTGGTGCAAGGTTGGTGATTGGGTAGTCTTTGCACGTTATGCAGGATCACGTATTGAAATTGAAGGAGGCGAAGTTCGTCTTTTAAATGAAGATGAAATACTTGCAACCGTACAGGATCCAACAGATATCCTGCACAAATATTAACATAGTAGAAAAGGAGACACTATGCCAGAAGAAGAGAAAAAAACTGTCGATTTAGATACATCCGGCCCAGAGGTCGATGTATCGATTGAAGAGACAAAAGAGGAAGCAGTAATTGAAACTGCACCCGAAAAAGAAACAGGAGCCACGGAACAAGAAACAGTAGTAGAAGAAAAAACGGATACAGGAACACAAGACGAAGCATTAGAAGATTACGGTAAAGGCGTTCAAGCTCGTATTGCGAAATTAACTCGTAAGATGAGAGAGGCGGAGCGAAGAGAAGCTTCTGCTCTTGAATATGCTAAAGCTGTAGAAACAAAAAGACAACTTGATAATGAGCGATTTAAAAAAGTAGATTTAGATTATACTAAAAAGTTTGAAAATAATCTAAAAACTGGAATGGAGTCTGCGCAAAAAGAACTTGCAATGGCTATTGAAGCCGGTGACGCTGTTGCTCAAGTTGAAGCTAATAAAAAAGTTGCTACTCTTGCATTTGAAAACGCAAGAATGGAACAACAAAAACAGAACGTTGAACAGGAAGTTCCTGTTGAATTATCTGACGGCGGTAGATTACCAAGACAGACACCGAGATCATTACCCGAAGCTGATCCTGAAGCTGAAGATTGGGCTAGTAGAAATACATGGTTTGGAAAAGATAGAGCCATGACTTTTACTGCGTTCGAAATTCATAAGGATTTAGTGGATAAAGAAGGCTTTGATCCTAAAGGTGAAGAATATTATGTAGAAATAGACAAGAGAATTAGAGTTGACTTTCCTCATAAATTTGGTAAGACTGATACAACTACGTCTAAACCCGTTCAGTCGGTGGCTTCTGCGAATAGAAGTGTAAAACAAGGACGCAAAACTGTGAGACTCACATCATCACAGGTAGCAATAGCTAAAAAATTAGGTGTGCCACTAGAAGAGTATGCAAAACAATTAAAACTCACGGAAGGAGCATAAGCATATGAAAAAAGAAGAAGAACAAAAAAAACCTTTACGTGCGGCTAATATTCGGTCAAAGACTGAAAGACCAAAAGAGTATAAGCCCCCATCATCTTTAGATGCACCACCAGCGCCTGACGGATTTAGGCACAGATGGATAAGAGCAGAGTCAATGGGTTTCAATGATACCAAAAGTATTCACGGTAGATTGAGATCTGGTTATGAGTTAGTGAGAGCTGACGAATATGATTCTGAATCCTACCCTGTTGTCATGGACGGAAAATACGCTGGAGTCATTGGAGTAGGTGGCCTTCTCCTGGCAAGGATACCGGAAGAACTCGCACAAAGCCGTGTTGCCTATCAGCAAAGACAAACTGAAGGACAAAACGAAGCTTTAGAAAACGACTTACTGAAGGATCAGGATAAAAGAATGCCCATGAAGTATGAGCATTCTAGCAAAAACTTCGGTGGTACAAAGAAATAATATTTCTTTCTCCAACGATAACATTAACCGTGACTGGAGGTCCGCAAGGACAGGTCACATAAGGAGAAAATAACTATGGCAAATAGAAACACCGTAGGATTTGGTCTTATAGCTCAAGGCACTGTTGGTTCAACTGACGCTGCTGGCGGTCAAGGCAAATACTACATAGATGCTGGTTATGCTGTTGATTTATTCCAAGGTTCTGTAGTACAGAGCAAAGTTGGATATATTAAAACTGCACAAGCGGCTATAACAGATAGCTCTATAGGAATTTTGAATGGCATTTTTTATAATGCATCAACGACTCAAAAACCTACATGGGCGAACTGGTACAATCAGCCGATTACACCGGCTAATAGTGAAGACGTTACGGCTTTCGTAATTGACAACCCTCTACAACTGTTTACAGTTTGTTTAGACACGGCAGCAGCACAAGCAGAATATGGTAAAACATACGGTATGACTGTAACTGCAGCAGGATCAGAAACTTCTGGTCAGTCAAGCTCGAAGCTATTACTAGCGGGAGTATCGGACACAGCAAATCAATGGCGTTTACTAAGATCGGCAGAAGATCCTGAAAATAATGAAAATGCGGCGAATAGAACCGTTGTCGTTTGTCAGAATCTTAACCAGTACTTAGATAACTCTGTAACATGGCAATAATAGGAGCATAATAACATGGCAATATCACGAGCACAGCTAGTTAAAGAACTAGAACCAGGTTTGAATGCACTATTCGGCCTGGAATACAAAAAGTATGAAAATCAGCACGCTGAAATTTATACGACGGAATCATCAGACAGAGCTTTCGAAGAGGAAGTAATGTTATCTGGTTTCGCTAACGCAGATGTAAAAGCAGAAGGTCAAGGCGTATCATACGATGATGCACAAGAGACTTACACTGCAAGATACACTATGGAAACGATCGCGCTAGCTTTCGCTATCACAGAAGAAGCAATAGAGGACAACCTTTATGACAGACTTTCTTCTAGATACACAAAAGCACTAGCAAGATCTATGTCTAACGCAAAAGAAGTTAAAGGCGCTAACCCTTTAAATAATGGTCTACCAGCAATAACTGGTACATCAACATTTAAATCAGGTGATGGCAAAAACTTGTTTAGTACTTCTCACCCAACTATCGCGGGTACAGTATCAAACACTTTAGCAACTCAAGCGGACTTAAACGAAACTTCATTAGAACAAGCATTGATTGATATTGCTGCTATGACTGATGAAAGAGGTTTGAGAATAGCTGCAAAAGGAGTTAAAATGATAATTCCTTCTGCAAATCAGTTCAATGCTGAAAGACTTATGAAGTCTCAAGGCAGAACTCAAACAGCTGATAATGACATCAATGCAATCAACTCAATGGGTATGATTCCTCAAGGTTACAGAGTGAACAACTTCCTAACTGACGCTGATTCTTGGTACATTACAACAGACGTTCCAAATGGTATGAAGATGTTCTCAAGAACTCCATTGACTACTTCAATGGAAGGAGACTTCGATACAGGCAATGTTAGATACAAAGCTAGAGAAAGATACGCTTTTGGCGTTTCTGACTTTAGAGGTATCTACGGTTGTGAAGGTGCGTAAGCAATAATCATTTTGTGGCCGGACATGTTTCGGCCACATTTTAATAGTAGAAAGAAAAATTATGAAAAAAACTCTAATCAATATATGGGCCTACAACTACCATGCTAAATTTAGTATTGAACATGTTGATGATTCAGTTGAAAATATTGAAAAAGTTATACTTGACAAACTAGGAGAAAAGAGTATAGTTTGGGAACATCTCGGAGATAGTTATCATCCGGGATTAAATAGAATAACTTATGAAGAGGTTATTAATGATACGAGACCTATACAAACAAAAAAGGTACTTGGAGTTGAAGTGGCAACAGGAGCATCTGGATAATAACAGATATACTCTTGAAATGGTTAGGATTGATGACACGATTAAAAAGGTCATTACTGACATAAAGCTTGAAGAAGCTAGAATTGCTCACTTACAAAACAGCGTAGAAGGCGCTGCTCCACAAGTTTCTGTAGCTACTTAAGTCACCAAAGCTACATTGCGTAAATCGCATTTTTACCGTAGGATCTCTTGCACTCTATTCAAATCTAGTGTACTACTTACTTACTATATAATAAATTAATTGAATGCTGACCTAATATAGTGGACGGCCTAGAGACAGTATTCATAATAACTAGGAGAATATAAACATGGCAACAACTACATTTTCGGGACCAGTAAGATCATTAAATGGTTTTATTAATTTCGGACCAACAGCAGCAGTTAGTTTAACTGCTGATACAACTTTAACAATGAATAATCATGCAGGTAGAATCTTACTTTGTAATGACGCGGACGGTAAATTTACTTTACCTAGCATTACAACTGGTAGTGCAGGTTCAACGGCTGGATCTAATGATCCAAATGTAGCATCTAATCTTGGAGCTACTTATACGTTTATTGTTCAAACTGCAGCAACAGACATGGATATTTTAACAGACGGAACTGATAAATTTATTGGTTTTGCAAAAAGTCTAGTATCTACTGCAGCAACCGGCGCAGCTTGGTTCCCAGGAACATCTAATGATGTAATGACTTTTAATGGTACTACTTCAGGTGGAATTGTTGGAACTATGATTAAAGTCACAGCGGTAGCTAGTGCTCAATATTTTGTGGAAGCATACATAAAATCATCTGGCACACAAGTAACTCCGTTTGCGGACGCATAATAAATAATTAATGGAGCCCTTCGGGGCTCCTACAAAATTTTAAGGAGAATAAAATTATGGCAATAACATCAAAAGTAAGACAATCAGTTGTGTTAGCAGCAGACGGACAAGTGCAAGCACTCGTAGCCGGTTCAGCAGCCAATATTACTAAAGCAAATATTATGACTATATATGGTCAAGCTTCTGCAGCAGACGCTGAAATTAAACTTTATAATGAAATTGGAGATTCAAAAACAGCTTCTGCATTAATTTTTCATGGTAAGTTTGGAGCAAACGCTAATGAATTTATGGAATTTAATTTACCAGGAGCAGGTATTTATGCTGACACTGGAATATATGCAGATGTAACTAACTGTGATTTCTTTTATATAGTAGGAACATTTTAAAGGAGTATTAAATGTCTAATACAACTTCAGGTTCTTATCAATTTGATCAGGACTTTTCAATCGATGAGATTATACAAGATGCTTACGAGCGTATTGGTTTAGTTGGAACTGCTGGACATCAACTTAAAACAGCTAGAAGATCTTTAAATATATTATTTCAAGAATGGGGTAATAGAGGTGCACATTTTTGGGAAGTTGGGAATACTAATATTAATTTAATAGTAGGTTCTTCAACTGATGTAAATGCAACAGACGAAGGTGCAGGTACTTATACTTTTTATAGAAACTCAGTTGATAGTGCTGCAGCAGCAGCAGCTTCACCTCAAGCAACAACTGTGCCAACAACAAATGTTTATGGTATCACAGATATTTTAAATGTTAACTATAGACAAAATTATAATACAACAAGTCAATCAGATACAGGTTTAACTAAAGTTGCAAGAGACGCTTATGCTGCAACAGCAAATAAAGCATCCCTTGGAACTCCTTCACAATTCTGGATTCAAAGATTTATTGATAAAGTTACAGTAACTATTTATCCTTTACCTAATTCAACTGCAGCTAGTAATTATTTAAATATTTATTATGTAAAAAGAATTCAAGATGTTGGAGCTTATAGTAACGCAACAGATACGCCTTACAGGTTTGTTCCCTGTATGATTTCAGGATTAGCTTATTATTTATCTATGAAATTTGCACCACAAAGAACACAAGAAATGAAATTGTTATATGAGGATGAATTTGCTAGAGCTTTATCAGAAGATGGTTCACCGGCTAGCACATTTATTACTCCTAAAGCATATTACCCTGGAGTTTAATTATGGCTAGATTTGCAAAAGGAAGTAGAGCACTCTCTATCTCAGATAGATCAGGGGCCGCGTTTCCTTATAAAGAAATGGTTAAAGAATGGACAGGAGCCTGGGTTCACACATCTGAATTTGAAGCTAAACAACCCCAATTAGAACCTCATCCAGTAGGAGCAGATCCACAAGCTTTATTACACGCAAGACCTGCAAGAACAGAATTTGCAGTACAAGATATTTTACCAGAAAATCCTTTTACAACTACCGCTGCATCAACAACTTTAAGTGTATCTTTTCCAAACAATGGTTTAAACGCAGGAACTTCTTATGTAAGATTTCAAGCTGTTAAACAAAATGTTGGAGGCGTTGTGGTATCTACATTTGAATTAGCTACAGCTTTAAATGAAACACTTACTGCTTCGGATACAACAATTACTTTAACTGATGCATCAGAATTTCCAACATCAGGATACATTGTAATTGAAAAAGTAAATAGTACATCTGGAGCTTATGAAAATGAAACTATTCAATACACAGGAAAATCAACTAATGATTTAACAGGATGCACTAGAGGAACGGCAGCACCTTATAGAGGAGCTACTCCTCCAGCTACAACTGCAGGAACACACACTAGTGGAGCAAAAGTATATGGATCTTATTTAGCAACAGCTATAGCAACAACAGTAGTTGTGGGTCCTAAAGCATCACAAACAGAAACGTTATATAATTCATTAACTGTGCCTTTAGTATCTAATGCAACTACAGCAGTAACAGGAGGCGGTTTTCAGTGTACAATTGGACCCGTTAATGATAGAGGTTAACTATGGCAGGATTAACACATTATACATATAGTACTTTAGTAACAGCTATCAGAGATTATACTGAAGTTGATGCTAATGTATTTACAGAAACTATTGTTGATGGTTTTATTATGGCTGCTCAACACAGAATTAATTTAGACATTCCAATGGATGCAGATAGATTTGTTCAAGAAGGAACAATGGCAGCTGATGTAAATAGTATAAGAGTACCTGCAGGAGCTTTATTTGTAAGAGGTGTAGAAGTATTTAATGCCTCTAATACTACGGAACAAGGTACATGGTTAGAGAGACGTGATCAAACTTTTTTATCTGAATACGTTGGTAGATTAACAGGACCAGAAGGTTCTGCTACTGCACAGGATGTAACAGGAATCCCTAAATATTACTCCATGTTTGGTGGAGCAACGGGATTAAATGATACCACTTCAGGATCTATTTATTTAGCCCCTACACCCGATGTTAATTACAATTTTAGAATATATTATAACAAAATGCCCGTGGGCCTTGGTTCAGGAGCCGATGGTAATTCTACAACGTATATTAGTAATTACTTCCCTCAAGGGCTACTCTATGCTTGTTTACTAGAAGCATTTGCCTTCTTAAAAGGACCAACAGACATGTTGACATTATATGAACAAAAGTATACTAATGAATTACAAAAGTTTGCAGCAATGCAGATTGGTAGAAGAAGAAGAGATGATTACTCAGATGGTACAATAAGAATTGCAATCGAGTCACCACCTCAATAACTAGGAGCAAAAAATTATGGCAATAACATCGGCAATATGTAATTCATTCAAAGTAGAAATTTTAACAGGTACGCACAATTTTACTGCGTCAACGGGCGATACTTTTAATTTAGCTTTGTATACAGATAGTGCAACTTTAAGTAAATCAACAACAGCTTACTCGGATACTAACGAAATTACAAATGCTTCAGGTTCAGCTTATTCTGCAAAAGGAAACGCACTTACAAGTGTGACACCAGTTTTATCAACTGATACAGCGGTATGTGATTTTGCTAATTCTTCATGGAGTTCAGCTTCTTTTACAGCTAGAGGATGTTTAATTTTTAATGACACAGCAGCTGGTGATCCAGCAGTTTGTGCAATAGATTTTGGTGGAAATAAAACTGTAACAAGTGGAACTTTCACAATTGAATTTCCAGCAGCTTCTGCAGGAACAGCTATTATCGGTATAGCATAAGGAGTAGTTCCTTATGGCTAATACTTGGGGACAATCCGGAACAACCTGGGGACAAAATCAATGGGGCGATCAAGCCGATGTTGATGTAATTCTTACAGCCCCTACACAATTATCAACAACACTCGGTACAGTTACACCCTTCAATGAATTAGGTTGGGGCTCTGATACATATGGAACAGAAAACTGGGGCGAGTCAGGTCTTACAGTTTTAATTAGTGGAGTATCAGCAACTTCTGCTGTGGGTGCAATTGCGCCGGCAGATGTAATGGGACTGACTGGACTTTCAGCAACGTCTTCAGTTGGAATAATTAATGTTGGACTAGGAATTCCATTAACAGGACTTTCAGCAACTTCTGCTGTTGGTGCAATTATTATTGGAGAAGGAATTCCATTAACAGGACTTTCAGCAACTTCTGCTGTGGGTGCAATTGCGCCGGCAGATGTAATGGGATTAACAGGACTTGCATTAACAACTGCTGTAGGATCTTTATCATTTGTATCGAGTCCAACATTTACTTTAACAGGTCAAGCTGCAACAACTGCAGTAGGTTCAATTATTGTTGGAGTGGGAATTCCATTAACAGGACTTGCATTAACGACTGCAGTAGGTTCTCCAGTTGCTAGAGGAGATTATACAGAATCATTAACAGGACTTTCAGCATTAGGTGCTGTAGGGGGTGTAACTGTTACATCTAATCCAACAGTTCAACCTGCCGGACTATCCTTAACTTCTGCAGTGGGAACATTAGCACCAGCTGATGTAATGGGATTAACTGGACTATCTTTAACGTCAACAGTTGGATTAATTTCTCCTGCTGATGTAATAGGCTTGACTGGAGTATCTGCAACTGCTAATGTAGGAAATGTAGCACCTTTAGGATATGGAGATGTTACAGGAACACAAAGTGCTAGTTATAGTAACATATCAGCATCACAAAGTGCTAGTTATAGTAATGTAACTGCAGCACAAAGTGCTAGTTATACGGACGTTGATAGTGTATAACGTCATTGACTTTATAAGTAATATAAATTAAAGATCTAATTAGGAGAACAAAATTAATGGCATCAACATACACGGATCTCGGCCTAGAGTTAATGGCAACCGGTGAAAACGCTGGTACTTGGGGAACAAAAACAAACGCAAATTTAAATTTAGTAGAACAAATTACTGGTGGATATTTAGAAGTATCTATTGCAGGTGGTGCGGGTAATACACCTTTAACAGTAGCAGATGGTGCTTTAACAGGTAAAGCTCAGAATAGAATTATAAAACTTACAGGGGCTATAACAGGAAATCAAACGGTAACCTTACCGGTTTTGATGGAAAACTTTTACATTATTCAAAATGCAACTACAGGGGCATACACTGTTGAATTAAAAGCAGTTTCTGGTTCAGGGGCCACGGTCACTTGGGCAACTACGGATAAAGGTTGGAAAATATTATATGCAGATGGTGTTGCAACAAACACAGGTGTTTATGATACTGGATTCTCAACTACAGATGGGGACGTAACTCTTACTGGAACACAAACTTTAACAAACAAAACTTTAACAGCACCTAAAATTGGTACTTCTATTTTAGACACTAATGGAGCTGAATTATTTTTATTAACAGCAACAGCTTCAGCAGTTAATGAATTAACTTACGCAAATGCTGCAACAGGTAACAACCCAACATTTACGGCATCTGGTGGAGATACTAATATTGGCATTACTTTAACTCCAAAAGGTACTGGAGAAGTTGTTATTGCTGCTGGAAACCTTAATTATGGTGCGACAGCCGTGACTGCAACAGGTGCTGAACTTAATTATTCTGATCTTGCAACACTAGGTACTACTGCTGCTTCAAAAGTATTTACAGCAGATGCCAATAACCTAACAACAGTTTCAGGTGCTGTAGCAAATGTAGAAGATACATTAACTGATGAAGCTACTATTACTTGGAATGTAATTGATTCTCCAGTTGCAAAAGTAACTTTAGCTGGAAACAGAACTTTATCTGCACCAAGTGGAACTACACCTATTTCTGGTCAATTTGTTTCATTACTTATTATTCAAGATGGAACTGGTGGAAGAACTATTACTTGGAACGCAGTTTACGAATTTGCAGCAGACACTGCTCCAACATTAACAGCAACAGCTAGTCTTGGCGACTTGTTTACCTTTAGATATAATGGATCAAAGTGGTTAGAGGTTGGAAGAAATTTAGCATTAACTTTATCATAGGAAATATATGTACGCATTAGTAATAGACGAAACAATAACAAAATACTTTAGCTATCCAAAAGGCTTTACTTTAGGAGATAAACAATACCCAGCAGATATATTTATGAAATGGTCTGTTGAAGAAAAAGAAGCTATTGGAATTTATGAAGTAGTCTTTGATGACAGTAATAAAAAAGATGAGAAATGGTATATCAACACTAATCAATCTTTTAATTTTGCTGATGATACTGTAACTGCAAGTTATGGAACTGCTACACCAAAGGCTCATGCTGATACTACATGGTCGCAAGATGATGAAGATGCTGGAGATTTACCAGATGACAAATCAGTTGGAGATATTAAAACTAGAGGATTAAAATATAATTTAATTCAAACTATTAAACAACAAGCTGCTGGATTATTAGCACCTACTGATTGGTATGTAGTTAAAGCAAA